GCGCCAAGCATGTCGCCCTGATCAACCGCATCGCGCTCAGCGTGATCAGGCAGCATCAGCAGACCAAGGAGAGCGTCAACAGCAAGCGCAATCGCGCTGCTTGGAGTGCGCCGTTTCGCGATCAACTGATCTTCGGATGAAAGTGGAATCCCGCCCTGCCCAGCCGGGTGTCGCCCGGCGTCATCGCCGGGGTGCCCACCCGCCACGTTCTGCACAACGAGACGACCCGCATCGCGACCGGCGACGCGGGACCGCCGAGCCCCCAGGTACCGGACGGCGTGGCGCTCAGCGCGCCCGCGCCGCATGAGGGCGTGTCACCCACGCGGCACGGTGAATTGCCGTCCTCGCGCCGCAGCGACTTCTGGGGCAACGGGCGCATCGAAGGCCGGGTCAGCATCGAGGGCGTGCCGGCCGCGCGACGGGTGCGCCTGTTCGACGTGCTGACGGGCCTGCTGATCGCCGAGGCCTGGTCCCGCCGGGACGGCTGGTACCGCTTCGACTTCCTCGACCCCACCCGCGACTACTTCGTGCTGGCCCATGACCACGTGCGGCAGTTCAACGCCGTCATCGCCGACTGGGTGCGTCCCGAGCCCACCGTTTATCCATGATCACCTTGTCCGTACCGGTCCGGAACAGCCGTCTGGCCGTGATCGGCCAGGCGCTCGATGCTGGTGCCGCGGGCGGCCTGCTGCGCCTGTATGCCGCGCCGCGCCCCGATGTCGGTCAGCCGCTGACCGAACAGGTCGTGCTGGTCGAGGTCCGCCTGCCGAAACCGTGCACGGGGAGCCTGGAAGGTGGCCGGCTGGTGTTTGCGCCGATCGCACCGGCGCTGTGCCGGCGCTCCGGTATCGCCGCATGGGCACGGTTGTGCGATAGCGAGGGGGCGTGGGTGGCTGATCTGGATGTGGGGCTGCTGGGCAGCGGCGCGGAGGTGGAATTGCCGAAGCTGCAGCTCTTCGCCGGTGGCGCGATCAGCGTTGAGTTGGCCGAATTGCTGGAGTAGCACGGCGTGTCGGTCGATCTCGATTTCCGGGGCGCGTGGACCCTGGCTGAGGGCGGCAGCACGCCTCTCGACTTTGCGCTGGTGCGGCAGGCCACCCCCGAGGCGACCGCGGCCACGCTCCGTGTGGGCCTGGGTCCGCCGAGCGTCCATATACGGGCTGCCTACGACAACCAGGTCAGCCGCAAGCTCGAAGGCGGCGGCCGGCTGCCCTGGCAACGCGCGCAGCGGCAGGGTGGGGCCATCCACGGCGGCTGGGACGACAGCACACGCGAGCGCGGCGCCTCGGCGATGCCCTGGCAACCGGCCGCGACGCTGGCCCGCACTGTCCATGCGGCCGGCGGCGATAACCAGCGTGCCCGCGGCACTAGCCGCGTCCGGTGGCAGAGCGCGGATCCGGTGGTGTCCGCCACGGCGGACCGCTTCGATCCGCTGGTGCCGCAGCACGGCCGGCGCGCGCTGGCTTGGGGAGACGGCGCGGGCCTGCCGGGCCGTGTGCGCAGTCCCTTCGTCTGGCTGGTGCCGCGCCCGCGTGACTATGCGCTGGCGTGGCAGTTCGCCGTACCGCTCGCGTTGCGTGAGGGCTTTGGGTTCTCGCCTGGGCGCGGATACGCGGGCCGTTGGTCATCGCCATGGGAGATCGGCAGGCAGCCGCATCCCGGTGAATCGCATTTGCCGGTCGATCCGCCCGTGGTCGAGCCTGTACCCAAGTACCACCCCGATCTCGACTTCATCTGCCAGGCAAGCCGCCAGGCGCTCGCCTGGCGCCCCGCGCTGCGGCTCGATTTCGGCACGCACCCATGCGCGCCGTCCGGCGCTGACGCCTTCAGCGTCCCCATCCTCAAGGTCTACTTTGTGAGCAACTCCGTCGACGTCGTGCGCTTGCCCGGCCGCGAGCCCATCCCCGTCAAGAGCCTCCAGGTTGGCATCGATGCCGATTCCTGGGCGTGGGGGCTGTCGGCGAGCCTGCCGTATCGGGCGCTGGAACTGGTCGAGCCGACCGCGGCCGGGCCGGTGGAGATCGAGATCACGATCAACGGTGTGAGCTGGGTGATGCTGGTCGAGTCGTTCGACGTGCGGCGCGAGTTCGGGCAGGCGAGCCTCAATATCCGGGGACGGTCGACGGCCGCCTACCTGGCCGCGCCCTATGCACCCAAGCGGTCGTTTGTACCGGCCGCACCCTTCACCGCGCGCCAGCTGGCCGAGCAGGAACTGACGCGCGCGGGGCTCGCGACCGGCTTCGCGCTCGACTGGCGCCTGCCGGACTGGCTGGTGCCCGAGGGCAGCTGGGGCTACCAGTCGCTGAGCCCGATGGAGGTGATCGGCCGCATTGCCGAAGCGGTGGGCGGCTACGTCAACGCTCATCCGCGCCTGCGCACGCTGGTCGCCAAGCCGCGCTATCCGGTGCTGCCATGGCAGTGGGCCACCGCGCCCGCCGACCGGGTCCTGCCCATCGATGTGGTCAAGACCCTGAACCTGCGCTGGCAGGAAAAGCCCACCTTCAACGCGGTCTACGTCTGCGGCGAGCGCGCGGGTGTCACCGGCCACGTGGTCCGTGCCGGCACAGCGGGCGATCTGGTGGCGCCCACCGTGGTCGACGGGTTGATCACGCATGCGGATGCCGCCCGCGAGCGCGGCCGGGCGATCCTGGCCGACGTGGGTCGGCAGGCCAGGGTGACCCTGGAGCTGCCGATGCTCAACACGCTCGGTCTGCTCGATCCGGGCTTGTTGCTTGCAGTGGGTGAGGGTGGCGACAACTGGCGCGGCCTGGTGCGCGCCACCAGCATTGCTGCCGAATGGAGCGAATCCCTCACCGTGCGCCAGACCATCGAGGTCGAGCGCCATTACCGGTAGTCCACCACGGATACCAGCCTCACGGTTTGATCACTGCGGCAAGTGCGCCGAACCGAGTCGGCTCCGAGAGGCCATCAAGAATGATCATTGCGCTTGCCCTTTGCAATAGCGTCCCAATCCACCGGGGGGGCGTTCGCCGGAATCCACTGGTCGAGATTGTCGAAAAAGTCGGCAGGTAGGGGATGCGATTGTTGGTGGACAGGAGGAGGGGTGTGCGCTGGAAGCTGCGAAGCGCTGTGCTGAGCCTCCAATTGGCTCATCGGCGTACTCTCGACAATCCATGGGTATGGGTTGTTGACGATGCTCGGCTGCTGGGGATTTGCCGAAGCGCGGTCGAGCCGCTTGGGCAACGCTTGTCGCATGCTCTCTGGAGCGGACGTTTTACGCCGCTGGCGAGAAGGCTCGGAAGACGAATCGGATTGTTGTTGAGAGGAACCCAAATTGGGGGCGGTATTGTTGACCGAGCTGCTGATACGTTTCATAGGATTGTCTGAACTACAGCGAAGAGCGATGGTTGGGGGCGACTCTGCAGTCCAGCAGAAAAATATATTTGATGAATTTGGTTGGACCTTTCGTGCCCGAAATTCCGCTCTCAATGGCGAATGGCGAAATTTGCACTGCGGGCGGTGTGATGAATTAGTGGTTTTTGATGCGCAGAATGGAGCGAATGCGCTCCAAATAAAAAAAGTAGACGCGCAGCGCCGGATGCTGCCGACAACCTCAGGAGAAGACAGTGCCCAACTTGTGGCGGCAGTTCGAGGCACTGCTGCCGGATAGCCCCTTGCTGGTCGGCACGGTGGTGACCCGTCACGACGACGGCACGGTCACCGTCCAGCTGCTCGGCGGCGGGCTCGTGCGTGCCATCGGTGCTGGTGAGCCCGGCCAACGCCTGTTCGTACGCGGCACCGAAGTTGTCGGCCCCGCGCCGACGCTGCCGAGCGCCGATATCGAAATCTGAATTCCCCAATCCGTTTTGCAACCAGAACCCGCCCTTGTGGCGGGTTTTGTTTTTTTGGAGCACGTCAATGAACGCACCGATGGTGACCGACGGCATGGTGATCATGCCGCGCGCCGAATTCGAGGAACTGCTGGAGCGGGTCGCCGAGAGCGGCGCGCGCGCAGCGCTGGCCGAGGTGGGCCTGGATGGCGAGAACGCCGCCGCCGACATCCGCGAACTGCGGGGCCTGCTGGACGCCTTCAACGAGGCCAAGCGCACCGCCTGGCAAACCGTGGTCCGAATGATCACGACCGGCCTGGTGCTGGCGCTGGTCACGGGCGCGGTCATCAAGTTCGAGCTGTTCAAGGGGGCGCGATGATCGAGACCCTCCTGGGCGGACTGCTGGGCGGCACGTTCCGCCTCGCCCCTGAACTCCTGAAATGGCTCGACCGCAAAGGCGAACGCGGCCACGAGCTGGCGATGCAGGACAAGGCGCTGGAGTTCGAGAAGCTGCGCGGCGCGCAGCGCATGGCTGAGATCGGTGCGAGTGCCGACGCGGCGTGGAACACGGGCGCCATTGAGGCGCTGCGCGACTCCATCTCGGCGCAGGGACGGACCTCCGGTGTGCCGTGGGTTGATGCGCTGTCGATCAGCGTGCGGCCGGTGATCACGTACTGGTTCATGGCCTTGTACTGCGCGGCCAAGACCACAGCGTTCGCGGGCGCGCTCGCAGCCGGGGCAGGGTGGGGCACGGCCACGCTGCAGGCATGGACTGAAGCCGATCAGGCGTTGTGGGCCGGGGTGCTGAATTTTTGGTTTTTGGGTCGGGTGTTTGATCGGGTGCGGCCGTGATCGTGGTGCCGCAAGCGGCCATCGAACTCGCCAAGCGCTTCGAGGGCTTCCATCGGGTGCCGAAGGTCGACCCGATGCGGGCTCACCCCTATGTCTGTCCCGCCGGGTACTGGACGATCGGCTACGGCCATCTCTGCGATCCCGCGCACCCGCCCATCACGCAGGCGCAGGCCGAAGCCTATCTGGCGGCGGATCTCGTGACAGCGTTCAACGCCACGCTGCGCTGCTGTCCCCTGCTTGCCACCGAGCCGGAAGGGCGGCTCGCCGCCATCGTGGATTTCACCTTCAACCTCGGGGCGGGGCGGCTGCAGACCTCAACCTTGCGGCGGCAGATCAACCAGCGAGACTGGATTGCCGCTGCGGCCGAGTTGCGTCGCTGGATCTACGGTGGCGGCAAGGTGCTGCCGGGGCTGCTGGCGCGTCGCGAGGCCGAGGTTGCCCTATTGCGAGCGAACTGAAACCGCGCTTGGCTTCTGCTGCGAACAGCGCGTTCATGTCATCACACCAACCACACCGGAGTTCAAGATGTTCAAGTCCATGCGATTCAAAACCCCCGTGATCGATGACGTGCTGTCCAGCAACGTAGACGCCATGCTGGAGGACAAACTGCTCGATCTCTTTAAGTACGCTATGCGGTCCGTCGCCGCGACCTTGGCGCGCGCAGCGCAATTCGAGACCAGCGATTTCGCAAACGCGGCGGAGAGCGGTTGCGACGGTTTCACGCTGGCCATCCGGCAGGTCTTCCCCGGCGAGCGCGATGCATGGCTCGGCGTCTTCGAGAGCGGGGAGCAGCGGCTTGACGTGGTTGGCCACCTCGAATAAGCGCCAATGTGGCCGGGTGGACCGGCCACTGATGATCCATTGGATGCTGAGCGCTACAGCATCTTCTGTATGTCGCTCAGTGCGCCGTCCAGCTCCAGCTTGAGCGGGAGCAGCAGGCAGTGCAGGCAGCGACATTCCCAGGCCCGGTCGCTCCAGACGTCGAGCAACTGCAGGATGCCGATGAGGCCGGTACTGACATTCAACAGTCGGGCGCAGGCTTCTTCCGTCGTTGTGTAGATCTGCTCGCTCACCGTATCCAACTGACGGGCTGTCGCGATGACCGGTGTCTTGGCGCGCTTGCCGATTCGTCCTGCCTGTGTCGCAAGTTGAGCGATCAGCTGCCGCTGCTGGACGAGCGCAAGCATTTGCGGGGAATGTTTCTGCTCACGCATGCCTCGCCTCCGGCCGGCAAGCGGACGCAGGAAAGGCTCGGCCGGCATGGCAAAACGCAAGGCGTGGCAACACCGTACGACCGATGATGGCGAATCTAATGGGGAAAGCTGGCTGCTCAAGACGAGCACGGACATCAGGCATGGCGACCTCAGTGTGTGGTAGAGGCCCGCTGCTCATTGTCACGTGAGGGATGGCGGGCCAGACGGCGGGGGTGACAAACCGGCACACACTGAAACCGGCCAGCCCGAAGGCTGCCCCGCCCGGCCCGCGATGCGCATTGTAAGCGTGCATGCTTGCTACGGATAGGGCGCCGGCCGGTCACCGCGCGTTGTTCAGAATCTCACTCCCGATCACCGTTGTTCGATGACGGCGACAGTCTTGGTGAACCCGCGCGGAGAGTCAATACGGATGCGCGGCCGGAAACTCTGGCCGGCCAACTCATCAGGTAAGGTGGTCAGAAATCCAGCGGCGCTTTCGGGACATCCCAATCCGAGGCGCGCGCTTCGCCCGTCTGGTACAGCTGCTTGACGAGCTTGAGGTAGTCCAGGAAATCCTTGTTTTCGACCGCCAGCCGGTTGGCCGACTCCCAATCGATCTCAGCCCGCTCGCGTGCCGGGATAAGAATCGCGCTCTCAGAGGGGGCGGTGGTGTCCAGCCGGATGAGCCCGATGCCGTGCACGCCTGACAGCATCCGCAATTCCTTCATCGCGTCGGCCTGGACTTCGCC